CATGTTAGCAAAGCCTTGAGCAGCCTGCTCAATTAGCTCAGGACTATACCTATACTTATCAATAGGTATTCCAGCTCTATTAGCAGACAGCTGCACAAGTGCCTGAGCCTTGGCTACCTCAGATATGGCATGAGGATCATAGTCCACTCCGAATACACTAGCTAGGTCTCCTATGACCTGCTGAATCAGAGTCGGCTCGTGAACCTTGGCTGACATGTAGCTCTTGGATGGCTTATTGTTGTCGCTGACTACCTCTATAGTCGACTTGAAGTCAGTCCCAGGCTTTATGATCCTAGTTCCCCACTCATCCCTGGCAGTAGGGAGTCTCATAGGTATTCCCATTACACCTGTGGTATACTGCATAGGCTGACGCTTTGTAGTTGGAGCGCTTATAGTGGTTGGCTTAGTAATTGGAGGAGGATGTCCAGGGACTCCCTTTATAGAGGATGGGAAAAAAGCAGAAGCATACTTGCCCTCGAACTCGTCAATGCTAGTGCCTAACCCTAACATATCACCAAAGCTTACATCACCCGCAGATACTACCTCTTCCTTCTTAGGCTCTGGACTCTCCAGCGGAGAGAGCCCTAGCATATCTTCAAAGCTTACATCATTCTGATCCATAGTAAGGATTCCTCACTCTGAGTTTTCCATTGACACGCCAGCCGTCCTTAGCTCTCCTGACAGTATAGCCCTCCTCTTCTCTGAACACCTGTCTAATACCAGAATCCATCTTCTCTAGCACCAGCTGACGCTGCGCCAGCTCTCTGGCCTTAGTATCACTCAGCTCTGGATAAGCCTCCTTTATAGCTGCCATAGCTGGAGGACGCATCCAAGTTAAGGTATCACTTTGTGCATCCTTGATAACATTAGAGACGAAGTCAGGAGATTCTACATCTGCCTCCGTCATTGCCTTCTGAGTCTGACGAGTTCGTTCATAGGGACTGAGGTTAATAGTAGTGCTCTCAGCCTTAGCAAGCCTCTCGGCTGCTGACATTAGAGCAGGATCTTCCATTGCCCTGCGCAAGAACCTTTCTTTCTCAGTAGGTTCCAAGAGCTGGAACTCATGTTTGGACATAGGAGCTTCACCAGACCTAGTTGCACTGTCTGCATAGATTAGATATTCCTGATCCTCATTAGGTAGTCCATTCCACTGACGGAGAGTCATTCTTCTTCCGCCTGGGCCAGCTATAGGAAACTCCTGATCTAGTGCATCGCCTTCAACTGTCTTAAACAGTGTATTTAGAGCGTTCAGTCTAGAGGTAGCTGCCTCCTCAGCCCGGACCCCAACATTAGCTGCCTGAATAGCAGCCTGGTCGCCATAATACTCGAGTAGTCCATGCTGATAGGCTGCATTGAACAGATCCTGCAGAGTCCTCTCAGAAATCTGACTACCTTGGAGCTTAAGCTGTAACGCCTGCGAGAGCAACTCTGGATCTACGCCGGCTAGTTCGGCGTTAGTAAAGTCTAGCCGGCTTGAAGAAAAGGGCGTAGCAAGTTACTCAGCAGATTCCCCATACCAGCTGGTCGACCAGCGGCAGTAGCAGTTCCAGTAGTGCCAGTCGCCCCTGTTGTACCAGTGGCTCCACCAGCTTCAGAGCTAGGCAAGTTGAGTTTTACCCCATCAGCACTCACCACCATCTTTGCATCAGGGAGTTCACCACCTAGGATACTACTCAAGACCCTAGAATAGTTCTTGGCACCTATATTCTGTTGAAGAGCAGCCAGTACGTTCTTTCCGCCAGAGCCAGTTGATATATCAACTCCGGCAGATCCAAGAAGCTGGAGGAACAAAGGATTCTTAAGAAGAGATCCAAAGCCTCCAGGTGCAGCACCAGCAGCTGGAGCAGTAGATTGCAACACTGGAGCCAACTTTCCAACCTGCTGAGTAAAAGCATTAGCTAACTGTGCTCCAAATCCTGGAGTCGTAGCAAGAAAGCCACCCATACTTCACCTCCGTAAGTTCGGTTAAAAATTATCAGAACTTAAAACAAACCAGCAGCGAGACCAACTATGCCGCCAACTGCTGCTCCCCAAGGTCCGAACATAGCACCTGTGGCAGCCCCAGTCATTGCACCACCTATAGCCTTCTGAGCCTTACCAATACCAGCAGCTTCTGATGTGGTGTTAGTTGCACCATTCAAGCAACCTACAGCTGCTATCCAATACTGATAAGCGTTGAATGGAAAGAGGGCATTCCTAGATGCAATGTCTACATTGTGATCATCTGTATCAAGAGCTGCAGTTATGTAGAGCCTTATTATGTTGACATACATATCTATGACAGCCCTATTCCATTCCAGATGTCCTCTCCATCTATCAGCTACAACTGGCATGAGCTTCACCTTAAGCTCAGCACTGAACCTGGCTATAGCCTTCAGTCGCTCAGCCTCAATCTGTTCTCTGGCTATGATAAATGAACTACTCATCACTGAGTTAATATCTCTCAAGCCAGCCTCGATCCTAGGCAGAGCTGTTATCTCGACTTCGTCAGATAGTCTATCTGCTTCCTGCGATATAGCGTTACTAACTACAGTACCGTTGATTACATCTTCAAAGACCTGGTCATATAGGACCTCTATGTCCAAGCCTCCCATAAACTTCCCGTACATATCATAGAGACTAGGGAAGGCGGATAGCGAGGTACCTCCTCCGAAGAGATAGTCGAAGTCTAGATTTCCGTAGCCACCTAGTGGAGACGATATTCCAGCTGCAGCTCCACCAACTGTTGCCAACATAGTCTGATGCGCAGACTCTAGATACGGAGCATATCTTATAGTGGTCTCCTGCTTCTCAGCGCTCCCTCCCATATCATACCTCCAGGTCTAACGAAATACATCTAAAGCGTTCATAGAATCCCATATTGGCAGTTAGCTCTAGTACCTGCTTGCTAGCAGTGTACGCAATTATTCTCTTGCACTTCCTAGCTGAAGCAAAATCCTTCAGTAGTTTTATATCCTCATTCCACTGACTACTGCCAACACCTTCAAAGGAATAGAGGCAACTGACAAACAGGATATTCTCCTCGGTCAACTCATCGGTTGAGATCTTTGTTACAGCTATAGCCATGAGTCGCCTATTGTCGTCTAGCCTAACGAAGCACTGGGCCTTTCCATTAAGGAGCTCTACTATGAGCTTATTTAGATACTTAGGTCTGTCCTCAGCACTCACATTATCGACTGCAGTAGTGGCAAACTTTATAGCAGGCCAGAACTGCTGGACCTGACTAGCCGGTATAAGAAAGCTCTTCACTCTATATTCTCCATAGCAGAGAACTCGTGAATAGTCCCATGGACTCTCATATAATCAAGCTTCACATACTCATAAATGAAAGACTTGAGATGAAACTTGAACTCTAGGCCATAGCACGGAATGACTGCCCTGCCACTAGGATTCACCCTGACCCAGGCAGACTTAATAAATCCCTCGTTGTTGGATACTCTGGTCTCTATCATAGCGTGAAGCATATATAGGACGTCTGTCCCAAGCTCGATCTCCCTTATAGTCTTCATCCTACGAGTACCAAAGTCATAGGTCTGTGTCTTGATATAGAACTTGGGCCTCTCAAGTTCGTTAGGAGATGCTACATATAGATTACCTCCTTGGACTCCTAAGCCAGTAATAGCAGCAGGACCCTTTCCAAAGCTCTGAGACCTAGAACTATATACAAAGCCTTTAGTCGAGTCACAGATGTACACAATCCCTGTTTCTAAGTTCATACTCATGACAGGAGATGATAGCTCAGATAAGAACTCTGAATAATCCAGCAGTGTTAGTCCCTGCTCATCAAGCATGAAGAGCTTATGTGCACTATCTATGAAGAAGTGAACAGCACGAGTACCTACAACTGCATTCCTGCCAGCTAGACCTATTCTGTAGATAGTCTCTCTGCCCCAATGTACACCTGAGGGCTCCATTACTGTTATGCCATTCTCTCCATAGACAACAGCCTTGTTCTTCCCTAGCTGTAGAATCTGATATATGCATCCTCTCCAATCCATGATAGTCTTGCCAGCTCTATTAGATCTATCAATGGTAAAGTCCATAGTCCCAGGCTTAGCCCATGAGACGAATGCACAGTTTCTACCAGCTTCTATTTCTATGATGCCTGTTAGGAGCGAGACACTTTCCAAGGCCTCACTTGGAAATACAACTCCTATATTCAGTGTGCCAGTGAGAGCACTAACTGACTCCAGTATATCGACAGCTAAGCACTGATTGAGCCATTCTCCAGTCAGCTCAGATACACTCTCTATCGCATCAGCGAAGTAGCCCATATCCTTCGTCTCATCTCTAGGAGCAGCTGGGAAGTCAGTCCGCAGGAATGTTAGACTAGATACAGACTCAAGTGGATCACAGTTTATATCTGTGTCTGGATCTGTAGTAGGAGCCAATGTAGTGAGAGTAGTAGTCGGAGCTAGAGTGGTAAGCAGAGTGGTAGGAGCCAGAGTCGTCACTATGGTAGTCGGAGCTGCAGTAGTAGGCAGAGTAGTGGGCACAGTAGTAGGCGGAGCTGTAGATGCCAGAGTTGTAGGAGGAGAGGTTGACATTTATCACCTCCTATTAGCTTGGCTGTCTATGTCTATATGCTAGGTTGTGGAGAGTGGCTACCCCACCATCGGCCTGAGTATACTCGGCTCCAAAGTCGATATAGCCGACTATTGGATCACTAGCCAGAGTATCATCTAGGATACAAGCTCCAGGTGTCGGACCTATATTTCCACCAGCGGCTGTCCATGATGTAGAGTCCCATGTCACTTCAGTTCTATCAGCTGCATCATCCTCAGTGACAGCATCCAGAACCAGAGCATTTCCTCCAGTGGTATAGCCGTTTCCATTGGCTAGTTCTTCAGCAGCTATATCGGCATAGTCCTCATGATCGTCTATATCAAATGTGAAGCTAGATTCCATCAAGATAATAAAGAAACTATCACTCGAGAAATCAGGCGTACCAATAGACATGAGATACAGCCAGTGGTTTGCTACTTGAGTGGCCATAGTCTATTCCTCCAATTTAGACCTCTTCTTCATAACCATTCTCCTAGGTTTAAACTTAGGATCACGGCTACGAAATGATAATAGTGCTCGCCTACATATATTGTAGAGAGTTGGAAAGCTAATATCAGCTTGCTCCCAATCTCCAGTGTCCTTTACAGTGACACTGATCTCAACTTCCCCAAGCTGATCTTCTATTATTACTAATTTCCTCTTCATATCACACCTAGAACCAAAAATAAGTCCATCTAGGACTCTCATAATCAAGTCCATCAAATAGCCCTTGAGGAAATGCAAAGTGCTGTTCCCCCCCACCTACATAGGTTACAGTAACACCAGTATCATCCGGAGTATCATAGTATAGTGGACTCAACTCAATTGCTCCAGTTTCACCAGGAGCTAGATAAGCTGGTAGTGGAGATTGATTCACCTCCCAAGTCGCTCCCTCATCATCTGAGAATAGCACACTTATGAAGTCATCACTAGCGGCAGGTGGATAGAATGGCTCTCCGCATTCAACATGGATGAACTGGTCATGCCATTTCTGTTCATCCACGTAGCTCTCATCTATAGCTATAGGAGTTGGATCATAAGAAGGAAAGGATACTCCATAATCTGTACTCCTAAAGAATAAATCAGCACTTCCAAATACTGTAGCTCCATGCAGTATTATATCAGCATTAGCTATTCCCTTTCCAACATAAGGCTTTGGTACAGCTGGATATGCATATGAGGCTGTATGAGTATTGAAGGCAACCCCATAGTTCCTAGACTCGTATATTACTTGATAAGGAGGACGATTTAGTCTTATCATTACATACTGTCCATCAGCCTCTGATATATCAAAGATAAACGTAGAGGCCTCGTTGTTGTTCAGATCTGCATAAAAGTTGGTTTCCCAGACTTTGGAGAAGCTAGTGACTCCAGCATTAGATTTCCATAGTTCTATCATGTGCTGTCCTAAAGCTCCAGCAGACCTCAGGTAGGCTATCCATGCTAGGCCATCCTCAGACATTCTAATCTGACATCTGTCCCAATAGCCTCCCATGTTAGGCGATGTTACATTAGGGAATGTCCAAGTTGTTGGAAATGTCTCTCCATCATCATTGGAGACTTTGACCTGGAATTTGTTAAGAGCTATTCCTCCTTCTTTCATGACTCTAGCCAGTGCTACAATCCTACTACCTTGTGCATCCATAGCATTATATATCTGGTAGTCATCTACGTAGTATGGATCGCCTCCAGCCTCACTCCTCCATAGGATAGTTAGCAGTGGATAAGTATCATGTGAGAATCTGAATACTCCCAGATACATATACGGAGCAGCAAAGTTATAGTCTATGAAACTGCAGAAGAAATAGACATAGTCACCAGCTATACGACAGGTGTTAGGCTCCATATACATAGACATATTATGCACTCCGCCAAGTGCATACCACTTCCCATCACTAGGTTCATAGATAACCGCGCCTATTCCACCGGGATCATCGACTATCTGTCCTACTATTGCTATCTTCCCATCATAGACATCAGCTGACTCTTGAAAGAACTCCAGCTCTGTTTCAAAATAGCGAGGACCTCTAGCGCCGACCTTATGCCAGTGCCCACACTGATGATGCCTGAGGCTTTCGACGTGACTAGTTCTGAGCTGATTAGCTGGAGTCCATACCTGAGGCTCCTCACTCTCACGGCCATCATAGTCGTGTTCACCACCCCTTACAAATGGCTCAGGTTGGGCAGTCCAACTAGGATTATTGAGATAACCCCACTTGTTAGACTGCTCAATAAAGTTCCAGACTCCATTTCCTTTGTAAGTCAGCCAATCGGTCATTAAGTCAGCTCCACACCTTCCGCTCCAATAAGTACCTGTCCATTGAAGTCACATATTCCGCTAGCTATAGGAACCTCAGTAGTTTCCTCCCAAACCTTGTCTTCAGCCCTACGTCTGACTCCCACTCTCCCATTGCTCATATAGATGTAGTCATTGAAATCGACTGCACACCATGTGACTCCTGCAATGGTAGTTAACTCTAGCACAAGTGCTCCGGCGATATACTCATAGATCTTGGTCTCCCCGCATACAACTATTACATTGTTGAAGAGAAATATCTGAGGATATGGGAAGCCGTCTGTTATAATAGCTGAGTTTATCAAATAGTCATTGAGGTCCTCAAGTGTCTGCAGCACTCCGTCCATAGCTACAGTCCCAACACAGTCGACTAGATATCTAGCATCCCTGGGCACATATCTACTGGGCCTAAGACCTCGCGCAAGATCTGCTGTGGGTATGAGCTTGCTGAAAGTACCATCATTGAGAGTCGGCATCACAGCTCTCCGTGGTCAGGTTTCATTGTTAATCTGGGAAGACTCCTACTTGGTCTATTAGCAGATTTCATATCCAGCTTCCCAATCTCTCCAATCTGCTTTCTAATCTTGGGAGTAGCTAGCTCCAGTATCTTCTCGTAACTCATTCCTGGATGACTCCCCTCAGTGGCTTCAGTCACGGCTCTGACTACATCCTTGTGGTCTGTAAACTCTGGATGATCCTTGTAGTATTGATAGTTCAACTTGAATATAACAGACTGCTCGCGCATCAGATTGCCAATAATATCTGGGATTGCCAAGATGATCTCCTCCTTGACAATCTCTTTGATCTCATCTATTAGAACTCTCTTTTCCTCAGGAGTCATAATCCGAATCTACCTTTCCTCTCATCGAGGAATTTTCCATCCTCTGCAGAGTGGTGTTTTCCTTTTCCCTTACTTGCCAAGTAAGCTTTATAGGAGCGCTCTCAGGATGCTTTTGAGTCGTAAAGGTTTCCCTTGCGACCAAGTCTCCATTTGCTACCTTCCTTGTAGCATGGCATGACTCTCACCTACCTTTCCTTCTAATAATCATTAGCCCTCCATCTGATCCACTTCGGCTATCTCACTCTCAACCAGATCCATGTCGATGTCTTTGAGCTGATCACTTATGCTCTCGATGTAGCTTTTCGTCATAGGCCTATTGCTGGTTAAGATATGAGTCTGAAGTATAGAAGCCTGGATCAGTAGCAGTGGATGTACCTGAGACCAGAAGTTCTCATCTGTGTCCTCCTCAAATAGCCGAGAGTAGAACAGTCCAACTATCTCAAATAGAGTCTCAACATCAACAGGGCAATTGAACAAGACAGTGTTATACTCATGGCTAATTGGAGTTATGACACCTATATAGTCGTCGAGGTCAGCTATTTCAGCTGGTGTCTTGATCTCTGGGATTAGTCTAGTAATAGCTAGTGAGTAATATTCAGGAGTCCCTGTTTCCCATTCAGCTGGAACACTATTGAGATATTCAGCGAACAGATCTTGGAGAGTAGACTTTATGAGCTGGACTCTCCCTTCAGTGGTAGTCATCCAGACTTCTTTGATCGCTCTAGCAAATGGAAAGCGGATATACCAAGTGTTTATAGGCTTTATAACAGGATAGGTTCCCCAAGACTTGGTCGTCTCAATCTTCCTATCAAGCCACTTGCTAGCCTCATTGATGAGGAAGTTAGCTCCCTTGTCACTCATGTCCTGATTAACTAGATCATAGCGGCCAGAGATCTGTACGAACTGCTTTCTTATTTCCTCTAAGTTCACAGGTCACCTTCCTGATAGTTCCGTTAAAAATTATCCGAACTGCCGGGAGGGAAAGCTAGGCAAAACCTCCCAGCAGCCGGTTACGCCGGAGGTTAGCTTACGGCGTAAGGTTATTTGGCAAACCCACACCATTGAGAAGCGCACACTTCTGAGCCAGGCCAAACTCCAGGCCAGCCTCAGTCAAGTACTCCTCATTAAGGCCATCGAGTCTCTTTCCACCATATCCAGCCGGATGAGACTTAGAATCAGACTCACCGAAGAACATAGTGTCATCGACGTACTTGTAGGTAAGTTCCTTAGGCTCAAGAATAACCATCATGTTGCGAGTGGTTGCATCATGAGAGAAGAGTGGATGCGTCTTCATATGCAGAGTCCCAAATGGAGTGATCCACGAGGTAATCTGCATACCGTAGGTTTTCTGAGCAGGCTGCAAGTTCACCTGGCCTCCAGCCATTGCCAGAGCATCTATTCCGAGTAGAGCACCTGAACCACAAAGCGCGAGCTTCTCATTTGCCCCATAGCGGAAGACTTGCTCAAGCATAGCCTTGAACCAGACTTCACCCTGAGCTGCCCAGGTCTGGCCAGCATAGGTAGCGTTCAACGTATAGTCGTCGCAGTTCGCAGGAGCATAGGTCCTGATGAAGTTGATGACTCCCATAGTTGTACGCTCAGGCTTGCCGTTGTCACCGATGTTTTCAGTCCTGATACCCCACAGGAAATCCAGTTCCATCTCCCAGGAGTGCATCTCCAGAGCCTCTGCTTTCATCTTCTGGTACTGATCGCCAGTCCGAAGCTTGGTTTTCTTTGCCGTCCGAGTGATGGACAGAGGAGTTCTGAAGATCTGGGTTAGGTTGTAGACCTTCGTAGGATTGAGAGCGACTGCCTCCGGCATCTCGCCACCCTCAGGATTGATATTACCGATGATCTTGAAGTTGTCGCAGTCAGTGAGATCGTTGGTAGGAGAGTTATCGTCAGCCTCTAGTAACCGTACTGCGAGAACGCTGTTGATAGCGCCTCTAGTCACACCGATAACTTTGCCGACAACATCTACGCGATAATCACTCGCGTCACGCATCAGGATCTGATGTCCTTCCCTAATTCTATTGGCAAGGACAGTCGTGATAGAAAGATAAACTATACCGCCGACGACACCGCCACCGGCATAAGCCACGGACAGATCAGGGAGTGTGAAGACGCCAGCAACTGCCCCAGACACAGCACTTTGCTCCTGTGTCCACCAGTTGAACTCTGGATCATCTACCTGCTCTCCGCCCATCATTGAGAGGATCGCTGTCAGAGGCGCCATCCCATTGGGATACAGATACAGGATCTGCTGCCTCCAATTCTTAGGCCTCTGCCCATCGACCCAGTCTCCATTTCCACGCATTCCGAGAAACATAAGTTACCTCCTTTATGAGTCTAGGCTTAACCGGCTGTAGTCGGTGGAGCAGTTGTTAATAGGGTTGTAGGCGCAACTGTGGTTGGAGGACTAGTCGTCCCTTGTCCCTCAGTCGTAGGCGCAGCTGTCGTAGGCGCTGCAGTCGTTCCACGTGCAGTTGTAGGTGCACAGGTGGTTGCTGTCGCAGTTCCCGGAGGTCCAGTAGTAGTACACCACGGACACTGATTAGTGAACATATACCACTTCAGTCCGTCGCTATAGAACAGTGCGTTGTCGCACTTTGCGTTCATAGTTAAATCGCCTGGCCAGCATTCCGAGTCATCTCTGTCCTGTATAGTGACTATATTGACGCCACTTGCAGCACGGCAGACTATGGAATACCAGCGGCCTTTCGCCTCAGCAACACGAGGGAGAGTGATCGTGATAGGTCCGGCCCCTTGCGTACTAGGACGAACTACATAGTCATATGTAGACATCTCATAATCCGCGTTAGGGGCTACGTACTTATCTGGGACCTCCCTATACTGCTGAGCTTCATTCTGTTCAAGTCCCATAGGTTTTACCCTTTCATTACTTTGGTCATTGCATCGAGTTCAGACTCGAGAGCATCAGGTTTAGGTTTGTCTCCAGCTTTTCCAGAACTACCTTTCTTTTGAGGAAGTTTAGGGCTATCGGACTTCTTAGTGACAGTCTTATCTCCCTTTTCCTTCTTCTTGTCAGGCTCAGGCTCTGGAAGCCCGAGACGTTTCCGAACCTCGACAGCGGTATCTTTGAGAACAGCTCCTATTGTAGCATCCTTCGGAGCCTTCTCAGCGAGCTCTGCATATACAGCCTGCACGACCTTGGGAAAGCCTCTAATATCCTCATTCTCACTGAGGAAATTATCTGCGGCTGCCTGCATCTGGAGGACAACAGAGACCTGGTTATTCACCATCTCAGGCATCCGCTTCATGATTGCAGATTCTGCAGACTTTTTAGCTTCCCTCCTGATGTTGTTCAGAACTTTGTTAAACTCATCAGGGTCGCGAGCCAACTCGTCGAGGTCAAGGTCCTTCACAAAGTCTTGATCCTTATCCTCGTCTCCCTCAGACTTAGCATCAGGCTTCTTTTCACCAGTCTCTTCGCCTTTTTCAGCCTTGAGGTTGGCAAGCTCAGACTTCAACGCAATGATCTCAGCTTTGAGATCAGTAGACTCACCAGATTCCTTGTCGGATTCTGCTTTTTCTCCTTTCTTAGCATCCTTTTCTGCTTCTTCGTCCTTATCTTTAGAAGACTCATCCTTACTGCCTTCATCGTCTTCCTCACTTCCGTCCTCTTCATCTTTCTCAGCTTCGTTTCCCTCTTCGCCTTCTTTAGAGTCTTTCTCAGAAGCTTCATCTGTCCCACCGGTTTCCTCTGATTCCTCACCGGTCTCCTTGGTTTCGGACTTATCGTCAGTTCCTTCAGAATTCAAGTCACTGAGTACCTTATTCATGGCATCAAGTTCTCCAGCCATTCCTTCACTGCTTTCACCATCACTCATCGCTAACCTCCTCAGGCTTGCTATCAGTTTTCTTCATAGTGGTCAAGTACTCGAGCAGGATATCTGGCAGGCTCAAGAAGTACACGACCGACTTAATCCTTCCATTCAGGTCTCCCAAATGAGTTAATACATGAGCTGTTGACACAGTTGGATTATTAGCTATATCATCAACTATGGCATCTCGCTCTCGCCTGTAGCCTTCTGCCCAAGCTTCAAGCTCCCTCTTTAGATCGTTCCAGATGATAGACTCCTTGAAGTCTTCCAACTGGCCTTTGGTTGAATGAATCTCTACTTCCTCTAGCATATTATGCTCCTATAGGAACTAGATTCCCTTTCTGTGCCTCACGTTCAACTATTTCATCAGGCAGAACCTGAGGCTGAATCCTGTCAGTGTTTCTTTTGAACTCTTCAACGTTCTTAGCTCCAAGCTGAGTAGCTATGAAGCTAAAGATCTTAACTATATCAAACTCATTACGAAGCTGCTGATCAGGGGCTATAATCTTGAACATCTCAAGCCACGCATCAGAGAAGCGCATTCCAGGGACTGAACCATCTCTCATTAGCAAGTCATAGGATATGGCTAGTTTGTCTGGAGTCACTTCTATGTTCTCTTTGCCTCCGAACATCTTACTTAGACGCTCCGCATTCCTTCCGACTATCTTGACAAACACTTCCTTATCCATATACTGCTGAGTATGGACAGCGAAGAATGTCCCTAGATCCTGGAAAAACTGCATGCTTATGAGTTGGGCCATCCTCTGCATACGGCCCATAGAAGAGCCCCTAGTATCCTGGAACTCAGCTTTGGTTAGTCTCTCAGGACCTCCAGTTCGTAGAACACCAGAAAGCGACTGATCAGCACCAGCAACTCTATCCATCCACTGAGTTATGTAGAGAGAGTCAGCGATATTGGTTCGAGTTATATCACTCACTTCCAGCTGTTGAACTACCTTGTCAACTCCCCTGCCCCATGCAGGACGACGAAGACGGATGAGTTTGCCAGGGGCTGGAGTTTGCAGATCTCTGATGTTCACTAGGAAAGGATCAACTATTAGCATGTCGTTGATAGCCTTGCGGACATTAGCTATGTGAGAATTAAAGAGGAAGTCTAAGACATGCTGTAGTCCTCCTAATATCTCCATTCTGCCCATAGGAGTAATTGAATAGCCATCAGCCTCAGGAGAAGCCACTGCCATAGGATACATTCCATGAGCGTGATCAGCCCTCTGGCACCTAACTATGATATCATCAGATGCAAGCTCAAAGTACCATTTCTCAGGATACTCATTACCTCCGAGCTTCCAGTCTTTAGGAATCAGGGTGACATACATCTTGATTATGTCTATTACACTCGTAATCCCAGACATTCCCTTATTCAGCTCACTAGATCCTCCATGCCTTTCTTCCCTAGCACTTTGGTCAAGTGCAAGCGTAGACTTGCGATCCTTTTTATCCTTCAGATATCTGACATTGAAGTAGCCAGAATCAGCTTGGGACTCCTCGGAGAGAAGCTGCATATAGTTAGTCCTATCAACCCAGCCTATGAACTCGCCCTTT